CGGATCTTGCGGAGGAAAAGAAGAATGCAGCTACCTGACGCGCCCTGGATCCGGGAGGCAGAGCTGTATGGAGAGCCGCCCTATGACGATCCGGACACCAGCTGCCCCGTCTGCGGGCGGGAGCACTGCGAGACCATTTATACCGATAAGTTCGGCGAGGTTGTCGGGTGCGATGAGTGTCTGACCCGCTGGGAGCCGGAAGAATGGCATGAGAAGCAGAGACGACAGGAGGAGTAAAGCATGGCACCATGGGTCAAGACAGGGATAACCATCAGATCCAACGGCGAGAAGACGATCCGGTATGTATCTTTCCGGAATCCGAACGCGATTGAAAGCCGGAGAGCGGCGATTCCCCACGCGAACAATAACGGATTCTGGTATCACACATCCTATTTCCTGATCCGTCCGGACGGGACCGAGAAGGAATACTGGACGCTGGCAGCAGCTAAAGAGGCCGCAGAAAAGGAGAGCTGATGATGCGGAAATATTTCGAGGGCACTGAGGAGACCATCGAGCGGTGGAAATACGCCGCGGGGCTGCTTGGAATTGTGCTGGCCTGGTGGATCGTCCTGGCCGTTAATTTCGGGATTATCTGAGGAGGTGACACACATGATCGACCCCTATTGGTGGCTCGGCATCTGGGAGCCGCTCGACGCCCCTGGGCGCCATCAGAAGCGGTTCCCCGCGTCGGATGCCCACGGATACCAGTACTGCCCCAGTTTCGGCGGCAGGTGGACGCCCTGGTCGGAACCGCGGCCCACGATGTGGGACCGGGTCGGGCGGGCGATTCCCGTTGACGGCGTGGTCGCTGACGCGCCGCCCAGCTGGACACAGAGCCCGCAGGCGCGATTCTGGCTGGAGCCGACGCGGCCTGGCGTATGGGAGAGATTCAAGGATTGGTTAAGGAGGTGAGAAAGTGGGAGACAACAGATGCTTCGAGGATAAGTCGGATTGCTTCGCCCTCGGCGGCGGGCGGTGCCGGATCCTCAATGACACGGATTTCGGAGATCGGGCCTGCCCGTTTTACAAACCGGCGGCCAAAGACGCTGAGCCTGATTCGGTCGAGACGGCCGTCGAGATCCCCGGGGCCAAATACAGCTCCATCGAGATCAGGAGCGGCCTCGGAATCCTCAGCCGGGCAAAAAAGAGACCGTGAGCTGTTGGCGCAGCGCACGGTCAAGGGTGGAACATGACAGAATTCCAATGACCATTCTATCACAGAGAGAGGGAAAAGAAAATGACATTATATGAGATCGAAAACGCCATCCTGCGGTGCGTAGATCAGGAAACCGGCGAGATTATTGATCCGGAAGCCCTGACAGCGTTGAACATGGAGCGCGAGAAAAAATTAGAGGGCGTGGCCCTGTGGATCAAGGATCTGGCCTATGAGGCGGAGGCCGTCAAGCACGAGGCTGACCGGCTGAACGACCGGAAGAAGAGCCTGGACAAGCGGATCGCTGACCTGAAGAGCTGGCTTCTTGCGGCGATGGACGGCGGGATACTGCGTACGCCCCGGTGCATTGTGTACACCACGCACAACACGCGGGTGGCCGTGCCGGATGAAAAGAAGCTGATCAGCTTCCTGCAGACGCTTGATAAGCCGGAACAGTTCCTGCGGTTCAAGGAACCAGAGCTTCGGAAGGACGAGATCAAGAAGGCCCTGAAGGCGGACTTCGTCATCCCCGGCGCAAGCCTGGAAGAGACAGAGAGCGTGGTGATTAAGTAATGGGTATCCCTGTCATGGTGCTGGGAGAAAGTGGCAGCGGAAAGACCTACAGCATTAAGAACCTCAATCCTGATGAGGTGGGGATCTTCCTGGTGGAAAAACCCCGGCTCCCCTTCCGGAAGCAGTTCAGGGTTGCCAAGAACGCCAGTTATTCCGCCATCCTGAAAACGCTTGCTTCTCCCAGGCTGAAGATCTACGTGATTGACGACAGTCAGTATCTGCTGGTTAACGAGTTTTTCGACCGGGCCAATGAGGTCGGATATCAGAAGTTTACCGACCTCGCCCTGAACTTCCGGAACCTGATCCATTTTGTAGCCAGGAAGACGCCGGACGATGTGATTGTTTATTTCCTGCATCACACTGAGACCGATGACAAAGGCCGAGTGAAGGCAAAAACCATCGGCCGGATGCTGGACGAAAAACTGACCGTCGAGGGGCTGTTTGATATCGTGCTGCGGACAGAAGTCACGCCGGAGGGGCACTTCTTCCGCACCCAGAGCAATGGGAACGATACCGTCAAGAGCCCGGAGGATATGTTCCCGGAACGGATTCCAAATGATCTCGCCCTGGTAGACAGGGCGATCAGAGAATATTACTTCGGCACGGCCGAAACGAAAGAAACGGAGGAAAAATAACATGAAACCCATTGAAGGATTTAAGTCTGAAGCTCCCGCGACCGCTTACCCCATGCTCCCGAAGGGCCTTTACAAGGCCGGTATCAAAGCCGTGAAGATTGATGGCGCTGAACCTGATCAGCGCCTGGTCCTCCGGCTGGAGATCATCGAGGGCGAATATGCCGGGTATTATACCAAGCGCTACCAGAACGACAGCGCGAACAGCTCTGGCCGGTATGAGGTCCGCTACAAGGGCGACTTCGCCCTGCGGATCCCGAACCAGGCGAACCCGAAGAGTCAGCATTTCGACTGGGATCTGCGAAGCTTCAACGGGAACATCTGGGCGATTGAGGACAGCAACCCCGGATATCATTGGGACTGGAATGAGCATGGGCTGGTCGGTAAAACCGTCGGCATTAACGTCCGGCAGGGATCGTTCAACGGGATCCCCTACACCACCATCGGCCGGCTGGAAAGCACCCAGTTCATGGATGCCGGGAAGTGCAAGGTGATGTCCGACATGAAGCCCCGCGTGAGCGCTGCCGCTCCGGAGGCCGCCGTGCCCGCCGGAATGATTGTGGATGAGGAAGTGCCCTTCTGATGGTGCTGTATGAAGACACCCGTCAGCAGATCGGAAAACATAAAAACGTTCATCTGTATTGCGAGCAGACCGGAATCAAAATCATTCGTCAGGCGCTGAACGTTGGCGATTACCAAATCGCCGGGAAAGGCGATATCAGCGTTGATACCAAGATGGGTGTTCTGGAGCTGGCCGGGAATGTCTTCCAGGAGCACGAGCGCTTCCGCGCTGAGTGCCTCCGGGCGCAGGAGTGCGGGATTCAGCTGATCATCCTGGTTGAAGAATTATTGCCGGGGGGCCGCCTTGATCGTTGGCGGCCTCCCATTGGATGGAACGGCAGACCTGTGGCGCGGTTTGATCCGGCTATCCTCCGGAAAGCCATGATCACCATGCAGCAGGAATATGGCGTAAAGTTTCGGTTCTGCGACGGGCGAAGCACCGGAAAGCAGATCATTGAGTATTTGGAAGGGGCGCGAAGATGAACGAAAAACAGAACCTCAGCCCAGAGCTCCGCGACATCTGGACGGATGCCTTCCGCTTTCATGCGACATTTGAAAACATGGGAAACACGACTGAAGAGTGGACGCGCTGCGCGAAGACCATGGAAATGCTTGTGCTGAAACATGAAAGGCACCCGCTGGCCGGGATCCTGATGATGGCCGTCTATGATTACCTGGACAAGCAGCGCAGGAAGCGCCCGGAGCAGCTGGCCATGGAGGCGGTGAGCAGTGGCTGAGAAAAGCACTTATGTCAAACTTGACCGGAACCTTAGATTCTGGCGGTGGTTCAAAAATCCGAAGACCGTGGTGGTCTGGGTCTGGCTGATCATGAGCGCCAACATCGAGGATCATGACTTTGAGCGGGAGACCATCCACCGGGGCGAAGTTGCCACCAGCAGGAAGTCTATCAGCGCCGCCACAGGTCTGACGGAAAGAGAGGTTAGAACTGCGCTTGAGCACTTAAAATTGACCGGCGAAGTGTCCGTCAGAATAAGGCCCAAGTATCAAGTAATTACAATACTTCGGTACAATGACTATCAGGACGTTCCGTCCGGCAAAACGTCCGGCAGCGGTCCGGCAGACGTCCGGCAAAAGTCCGGCAAACGACCACAATCAAAGAATGGTAAGAATGGAAAGAATGGAAAGAATGAAAAAGATATATATTCGCGCCCGCCGTCCGTGGCGGAGGTTGCAGAGTATGCCGACGCCGAAGGACTAACACTGGACGCTGATGCCTTTGTCGAGTACAACGCTTCCCGCGGCTGGGCCGGGGTAAAAGACTGGCGGCCGTTGGTCCGACTCCGGGCAAAGCAGCTGGCACAGGGAAGTGCATCAGATGACAACGATGAGCTGGACGAATTCGGCCGGCCCATCAGAAAGGAGTTTGAGTAATGGCTTTTCAGATGAATGAAGAAGAGATCCGAAAAGCGGTTGCCACCTTTCACCCGGACGGGCTGGAGTTTGAAGTTCGCCTGGTTGACGGAAAATGGAATGCCGCAGGCGTCTTCAGGGATGCGGACACGCTGATCAGCGAGCTGAACACCGTGCGGGTCAGGCCGAACACCAATGTATATATGACGCTGAACAAGCTGAAGGATGGTTGCTATGATCGGAAGCACCATGATCAGTTTATTGAGTACATGGCGCCAACAGTCAGCGACAATGACATTGTCGGGTATCACTGGCTGCTGATCGATGTGGACCCGAAGCGCCCGGCCGGCACGAGCTCCACCAATGAGCAGCTGAAGGGCTCCAGGGAGACCGCGAAGAGGATCCTTGCCTGGCTGAAGGATAAGGGCTGGAGCGATCCGGTCGTCTGCCACAGCGGAAACGGCACACACCTGCTTTACAGGATCAGCCTGGAAAACAACCCGGACAATAAAACACTGTTGCAGAACGTGCTGAAGGTCCTGAATATGCTCTTTGACGATGAGCACATGGACATTGACCTGACCACGTTCAACCCGAGCCGGATCTGTAAGCTGTACGGAACACCGGCCCGGAAGGGCGCCAACACACCAGAACGACCGCACAGGATGAGCAAGGTGCTGCTGATTCCGGAGAAAATCGAAACGGTGCCGAGGGCATTCCTGGAAGCGCTGGTGAAGCTTCTTCCGCAGCAGGAAACCCCGCAGACATACAACAGCTACAATCCGAACGGATTCGACCTGCAGCAGTGGATTGATAATCATCAAATCCCAGTGACAGAGAAAGTGAGCTGGGTCGGCGGCACAAAATGGATCCTCGAATGCTGCCCGTTCAACCCGCAGCACAATCACAAGGATGCCGCCATTATCCAGACAAAGGACGGAAAGATCTGTTACAACTGTTTCCATACGTCATGCGCTGACAAGAAGTGGAAAGAGTTCCGGCAGTTCTACGAGCCGGACGCCTACCAGCACGAAACCGTCATGCCTGCCCTACCCAATTATCTTGCCAGCAAGCCCGCTGACTTCGGGAAGCCACAGGCGGCGCCAGCGACTCCGGACTTTGATCCGGCTCCGGACGGTCCGGCATTCCGGACAACAGAGCAGATCCGGACGCGGGTGGTGCCTGATGAGGCTCACATCCAGACTGGCATCAGGCGGATCGATGAGCTGATGATCGGACTGAAGAAGGGATATGTGTCCGTGCTGTCCGGCCTGCGGTCTGCCGGCAAGAGTTCAATCCTGAGTCAGCTTGTCATCCAGTGCCGGCAGCAGGGGCTGAAGTGCGCCCTGTTCTCCGGAGAGATGAGCGACAAGCAGTGTCTGAAATGGCTCACACTGCAGGCGGCTGGCAAGGCCCATGTGCACGGGACGCAGTATGAAAAGGTGTTTTACCCGAACGACGAAGAGGCGGAGCTGGTGTCCAAATGGCTGGATGATTTTGTGTTCATCTATAACAACGATTACGGGAACAATTTCATTGAGATGGAAAAGCACCTGATCAAGGTGATCGAAGATAAGAAGGTCGACCTGGTGCTGATCGATAACCTGATGGCTCTCAACGTGGAGGATCTTGACCGGGATCAGTACGTGAGACAGACCAAGTTTGTCAAGGAACTGAAGCGGTTGGCCCAGACAATGAATGTCCATGTGCTCTTCGTGGCGCATCCGAGGAAAGCTTCCGGATATCTGCGGGTCGATGATATCTCAGGATCCGGCGACCTGGCTAACGCCGCGGACAATGT